ACATGTATTGTGTTTACTATTGATAGGAATAATTCTATTTCCTCACTATAAGAAACCCTTATTTTATGTAGGACTATGTTTGCTTACATTATATATACTTTTTGCAGATAAATCGTGTATTTAGCTTTGTTTATAGTAAATCTATATGTTAGTTATTCTTTGATTTTGAAGTCTTTGATTTTGAAGTCTTCGTTTTTGAAACTTTTGTATTTTTCTTTTTTAGGGTATACTTTCTTTTTTTAGAGCCTCCATCAATATCCGCATATTCGTAAATTTGTTTTAAGTTTTCAGGTAATAGCTTATTACTTACCGATTTCTCATTGCCTCTTTGTTTAAATAGTTCAAATAATTGTTCAGCCTTAACCTTCATACTTGAATTAAGTTTGATATTATTAGGTTTGAATACTTCTGATTTGATTAATTTGTTTAATCCCTTAGAATTTTGTTGATTTAGAGATTCGAGAAAATATTTTTCAATTTGTTCATCATCAATATTATTTATAATAAATTTGAATATAATATCATTACTATCCTTCTTAGTAACATCATCGCTTTTTTTAGCTAATCCTTCGGGAAAAGCCTCTATATGCTCTTTTATTATCAGGTTTTCGTAGATATAGTCCTTGTTCGACATGTAGTCCTCCTCGCTGAGTTCGCCCTCCTCGAAGAGATTCTTTGTATCTCTCTCCTCCTTTGCGAGTTTTATATCTTCCTTTATTTCTGTTAAAATATTCTTTAAAATTTCTCGATTATCTCGCAATAGTGAAATATACTTGCTCTGTGCTTGTAATTCATTAGCCACTGTTTCACGTAATTCTTTCCTATCCAATGCGTCTTTTAGTTCTTGTTTTGATTTTTCAAGACGTTTGTATAACAAGTCCTGAGTATCAATTACTTCATACTCATTATCTATTCCGCGCACTAACGAGCCCACAATTATAAATTTTAAATCAAAAATCATTGTAATGAGCTGATATAGACCCTGCCTTAGTTCTAACTTTCGTCCTTGAATAAGACCTTTGTAAAATTTGATATTATTTTTTATTACCCCTTCTGGTGTAGAAGAAGTTGTATATGTTTTAAAAAGTTCTTCAAGCTTATCAAAATAATGGTTTGAGAGAATATAAATAGATGTTAAAACCATAACTCTTTCACGTCCAAATCCTTCCTCCGTATTTAAATGGTAAGCTCGACCCAATTCTACTAAAATTTTGATATAATTTATAGCTTGTTGATATGGGCTTTCATTAACATTCATTGTAGATAAATTCTGTGTAAGAGAATCAACTGGATTGTTGGAATGTTGTATTGTATTATTTAAAGCTGGAATTTCTAAATTTTCCCTAAATAGGTTCTTGTCCCAGAGACTTCCCCATTTAAGAAACTTATATTCTTTATTATGTATCTCATTTATTTTGTCAGAATTTAAATAAGCCAATTCTAAATCATTGACAATTTTATTAAATTCCTCTTTAGTTGTATTTGTTTTGATTCTTAATAATCTGTCATACATATTTTCACGTGGCGATTGTAAGGGGAAATTCATTGCTTCTGCTAAATCAGTGTAATCATAGTCAACAGGTGGATGGATTAATGGTAATGCGTTTTTTACTCTAAGATATTGTCTCACAGGATACAAAGAACGTCTTGACATTACTATAGTATATAAAAAATAATGCCATCACCATATATAATTTAGTCTTCAATTCCCAAAGTATACAAGTTTTCAGAGCCAATAGGATATACACTTTCATTATTATTATCCCACCTAACTACTGCCCATCCGGGTCCAGATTGTGTTGTAATTTTATCAGTATGATAAATACTGTTACTATTCTCTCCAACTAGAACATTATTAGTATATCCAATTATAGTCCCACCAAGTCTATTTTTTGGAATATTTGTATCATTTCTATCGATATCATCTTTCCAAGATGCTCTCCAATGTAAACCTCTCTTAACTCTTAAGCCAATATGAACATTCTCAAGTGATACTAAATCAACTGATATATTTTCATTTCGAATTTTTGCATGGTTTACAAGATAAGAATCCATTATTGTATAATATACAATATACATAAAGACTGTCATTTTTATCATGTTATTACGTTTGAAATGTATAAGCAAAATATAATGATTAGTATGAATCGAACAAAAGAGGAAAGACAAAATGAAGTAAGAGTAATAATAGAAAAGTTAACACAACTAAGATTAACAACAATTTACGAACCAATATGTGACTTAATGAATGTATTAAAGAAGTATATAGAAGAGGGTAATGATATAAAGATCAATATACCTTTCAATGAAATAAGCAAGAGAATTGTAGGTTATCTTTTTGCGAATAGTCGGAAGGAGTGTTGGTTAAAGTTGGAAAATTTAAAAAAATGACAAAAAAAATGGCTTAGACTTATAAATTGTAAGTATGATTATTAACAAGCTATACGATTAAATTAGAATTCAAATTCTAATTCCTAAAACAAAATGGTTGCGATGAATAAGGATTTGTGGATGTACGAGTACAATCGTACGTTCGATAATGAACTTAACAATGGACTTACGGAAATCGAAGCGGAGACTTTGGCGTCTGCGTCTGCGGACGTTGCTGTCTACTACGGTAAGTCAGCCTCTATGGGTGAATTACGTGCGGAGTTAGAGACTCGTGATCTTCCGATCACTGGTCGTCGCTTGCAGCTCGTGAAGCGTATTCTTACGAACAACACGGAGAAGCGCAAGCAAGAGATCGAGACGGAGCCGGAGATTACTCCGGAGCCGACGATGGTTATTACTCCGCGGCGTAGTGCACGGCTCATTGCCCAAGCTATCCCCTACTTCTAAGTAAGCAAAAACCAAGCAATGGCTTGTATAAAATTAATGGATTTAATGTAGATAAGTTTTGTAGCAAAAGCTATCATGATTAAATCCTAAAAAAGGCGCAAGGGCATGGACCGCTGCTATTTAGCACCCACGGTATGCGCTGGCGCTAAAAAAGGTTAGATTTAATTTGGATGAGTAGTCTATTATTAGAGACTTTACAAGATAAAGATACTAACATTAGGCTAAATAAAAAATTAAATCTAATTTTTTTTAGATTTCTTAACAGTTTTTTTGTTTCTTCTTGTTTTTTTGAGAGCTTTTTTACCCCCTTTTTTTGCTTTAAGAACTTTTTTACCCTTTTTCTTTCCACCTTTTTTAGGCCAAAGCGCCTTATTAGTTGTTACTTTTAAACTGGTACCATCCTGTAGCTGAGCAATAAGTGTAATTTCTTTAGCTGGTGCGACTAGATTACCATCTTCATCTTCAACATATTCGTTGGCAGGTTCATCTCCATCTCCTCCACTAACAATAGCTGATAGATTTTTCGATGTGGCATCGGAAGTTTTATCTATTGCCTCTTTAGCAGTATCAACAACCGTTGATGCAGTTTTTTGTGTGCCTTCAACAGCCTTCTCTGCAACTTGCTTTGAAGCATCCACAGCTACATCAGCAGAAGCTTTAACAGCCCCTATTCCGGCATCAACAACCGCTGATGTAGCGTCTTTTGCTGTTTCTGTAAGCTTTTGTGTAGCATCTTTTGCTACATCTTTAGTAGTATCAACAACTGATTTTGTAACATCACCTACAGCTTCAGTGGTACTTTTTACAATTGATTTGGAAGTATCCTTAAGTGTATTAATTATACTTGACATTAATGTAAATTTTATTTTTTTTAAGTATTGTCAAATGATTTTATACAGGTGCATATGATGCAAGATGGTCATCAGTACCCTCAAGATTTGGTTTTTTGGTTGAGGCTGCTGGTGGAGCTGCAACAGTTAATTTAGGAGCAGCGCGAGTGGCGGCTCCTGGAGCAGAAACAGTACGACCACGAGGTGGTATTGCAACAGGTGGACCACGGACGCGTCCGTTAATTGGAACACCTGATGAGTCAAATGGAATACCCGAAGAGTCAAATGGAGCACCTGATGAGTCGGAAAAACCTGGAATATTTTGAGAAAAACTTTCGTATAAGTCTCTGTTTACACTTGCCATGCTAATTGAAAGAACAACCGCAAGTCCAATTAATATTCCCATTTTCAAATCAAAAAGTAATGTGACGAGTACAACTAAAAGTGATGCAACTTTACCCGGGCAAGTTGAGAATACATCAAGAACTGTTGCAGGAGTAACAACAACCATGTAAGCAATAATTGTTAGTGCTGTGACACATGGAATGATGTTATTAGGATTACAGAATCCAGATAATTTACTATTAGCCTTAATAACAGTTCCGGTTGTTTTATTAACAAGACCTTTCGCTGTACCGATAGTTTTAGATGTGGCTTTTACCCCAGTTGAAGCAACCATATCAACTGCTTTTTGAGTTTTTCCTGCAACACCTACTACAATTTTTTCTGCTTTTCCAACAACTGCTGAAGCAGCACCGGTTGCAGTTTTAGTTCCGCTCGCGACTAGTTTAGAAACAGAAACTTTAGTCATTTAAATGTATCCAAGAATAAATTTTTACATGTCACAATCGGGACCAACTGCTGGAATCCATTCTTCCAGTTTCGTGTTCGAATTATACATAGATGGTATTTCAGAAGCAGGATTATTGAAAGTAGGGCATTTGGGACATTCTGGATAATTTCCGGATTTTTTATCAGTTTCATTTTTTTTAGAGCTTTCAACTATACCTTTTACGTAATATGGGTTATTTCGAATAAATGTGTGTGGTTGTAATTGTGAGCGACGGATATAGTCGTCTAAATTTGGACAGGCGGTGTTTTCTGATATAGTATCTTCTGATATACATCCTTGCGAACATCCAGATGAATCAATATTTCCAGATGAATCAATAACTTCATCTGTTACACATTTTTCAGGTTCTTGAAAAGTTATAACCGCTCTAGGTGGTGGATTATATTCAATTGTTGGATTTATAGGTGGTTGAGTTGTAACCGGATCAACGGGAGTTGTAACTGGATCTACAACAGATGGCGAACTGGGTGCATTACATTTCGCAAATTCTGTATTATTATCAGTATTAATTGCTGATATGTCCCAAAATCCACCCGATGTTATTGATGCGTCGCCACCTTTTGTTACTAACAAATAAATTAAGCCAAAAATGACGGATAATATTATTAAGAGAAAAACAGTTGCGATTGCTTTATTCATATTGATATGACAGAAAGTTTAAACAAAGTCTATTTACAACTATTTTCGTATTCTTCTTGATATTCAAATTTAGGCATCAAAGAACCAAGTTGAGTATAATCTAAAACATCTACAGGAGTTCCTTGAGTATATGTTGGTATAACTTTACATTTATCGGTTGGTGTACATACAGGGGGTTTTTTGTGCCATTGATTCCAATATTTATTTGGAAAGTATACAAATCCATATGGGGAGTCAATTTGTGGTTTTGGTTTTAGTTCTGAATCATCAAAAATTTCAGAATGAAATTGTTTTTCGTTCTGAAATTTTTGATTTGTCGAATTATTTGATGGACCACTGACCTTACACGCCGATTTTTCCCAAGAAGGTAATGTGTTATTGATGTTAACAATCGGTGTAACTGGCTCTGCTTTTACTTTTTCAATTGGGAAATCAGGTTGTGTTTCTTTTACAACACTGCCACAAGTTTCATCAATATAAGTGAAATTTAAAGATGACGGAACTTTGCTATTTCTACGCATGGTATCTTTTAATATAATCGTATCATCTACACGTGATTCATTAGTAGCAATCTCTTCATCATTATCTGATTCGGATGATGATTCCGATGATGACGACGAATCACCTGAATCATCAAAATTCTCAAGAGTTATTGAACCCGTATTATTTGTATCTTTAAAGTCAAGATGTCCAATACGTTTTTTATTTGTAAAAGATTCCGAGATAGCTTGTTTTGTAAAACAGCAATAAGTTACAATCAAGACAATCAAAATTGCCACAGCTAATAAATTTACCATTACAAAATCGAGATAAAAAAATTTGTGTAAGTATTTCTAAATGGTAATGAATCAATATACTTTTATACTTGTTGTATGGGTACTAGCATTTGGGTTTATAATATACGAAAGAACCAAATCAAATTTAATAATTCTAACTTGTCTATCGATTATTACAATTATATTAGCGAAAACAGAATCTACAAATGATGTATTGCCCGAAATATTAACAAAAAATACAGAAATGTTGGAATGGATAGATTCTATGTTTAAGTCAAGAAATGAGGATGATAGATACAGGTGCTATAATGAAATAAGGAACATGTTATATAGTGATTCTTTATTAAAAGATAAAACGGATCACGGGTATATAACAGCAGTAATTGAAAAATATAAGCCAGAACTACCGATAGCACATAATCATGATTTAGATACAAATTATTCTATATCAACTGGATTTACAAGAAACTAAAACAGATTTTAATATTATAAATTGTAATTATGATATTCCGAGAATGGAAAAGTGTGTTTTTATGTACATTTGTACTAATAGTATTGTGGCTTTTTATAAAAACCTTCTTTAAAAATGTTGAAAGCTTTGAACAGTTAAATGACGAATCATCGTCCGATACTGAAGAAGACCAGTTAAATGACGAATCATCGTCCGATACTGAAGAAGACCAGTTAGAAGAAGACTCGTCTTCAGATACTGAAGATAAAAATATTATTGAAGATGAAGAAGAGGAAGAGGAAGAGTCTGATGATACTGAAGAAAACGAGGAAACTGAAGAGACTGAAGAAGATGACGGAGAAATATCATCTTGCGAATTATCTTCACGTATTTATCTATCAAAAGAGAATGTTAAATCAATTGAGGAAGATTTTGAGAGATATGAAGAATTATTGCCAATAATTGATATGTTTAAAAATGAGAATCTAATAGTTGAAAATATTGATAGTTCTATAGAATACAGAGATGGTTATATTGATGATTTGTATTTTGATGGGATGAATAAGCTTTCATGTAAACAATTAAGAAACTATTTCAATAAAAAAACAAGTAATGAATATTTGTCACCTTTAATAAAGAAGTCATCGCTAGAGAATATAAAGAAGACATTAGTAAAGGCGGCAAGAAAAAAATAGAATTTAATAAAAATATAAGTGTTATTTATGGGTAATATCAAATTTCTTCGTAATCCTAAAAGTCGTAAAAAAAGAAGATGGCAATGCCAGAAAAAAATACAGTTGCTAGTCGAAACGCCTGGAAAAGTAATAATATCAAAAACAAGGAAAAAAACACGTAAAACAAAAGAGAAATTAGATAAAATGGATTCAAACACAAAGAGGAAGATACTTGAAAATCAAGGAGTATTAAAAGAGAATTCGAATGCACCTCAAGAATTAGTAGATATTATGTTGAAGAACTTAGTCTAATACAAAAATATATAACAATTGTAGCAACACCTTTTAAAATAATATTTTTGGGTTGTTTAAAATTTTCATGAGATTTAAGTATATCTTTAAAATCAAATGATGAATCTGATTTTGGTATATTTCTAGGAATAATACTAACATAACTCTCTCTCCAAGGACTACAATGTTTACAATATGATTTGTCTAAACAGAAATATATTTCCCTTGATTCTAACGAATTGCTACATGATGAACATTTCATGATCTTTTTCCCTAATAACTAGTTAAGTATCATTATTTCAAAAAAATGATTAAACAAAATTTATTATCTATCAAGATAAGAGACTATGATTATCCCGGTCCGTTGTTTCACATGTGGTTCTGTAATAAGCGATAAATGGGTAAAATATTTGGAATTAGTAGATAATTATAGAAAAGAAACTGGTCATAGAGATGTTGAACTATTAGATATTGATGCTTTAATATCAAGTGAAAATCCCGTTACAGCAGAATCTAAGGCATTGTCCGATTTACAAATAAAACGGGTTTGTTGTCGAAGACATTTCCTTTGTAATGTAGATATGGTTGATCAAATATAATTGTAGTAAAAACACCCCATATATAAAAATATTACTAATAATGTCTAATAATAAACACTCGTTGTCGGGATATACAAAAATATATACACTTAATCAATTAGCAAAATCTTTCAGTAAAGGAGATTATGATTCGGCATGTTTTTGGTCGGTAGAAATGCATATATCTGGGTGGATTGATCATTGGTGGGTAGGGGTTACAAACTATTGTGCTTTAAATATTCATATATCAAATCCAAAAATTGGTAAGTTTTTATATAAAATTTGTTCTGATTATCCTGCTTTGACAGGGAAAGGGGATGTGAATGCAGATAATATACGACAGTCTATCGCATTAGTCGCAGGCGTAATTACATTTAGTCCTAAAGATGTTGAGTGGAGTATACCAAAACCAATTACTATACCTGTACGAGAGGAAGTGTCTATACTTAATGAGATTACATTAACAAGGTCAAATAACTCTGCCTTAAGGGCGAGTTTGAAAGGTGATCCTCAGTTCATGATAAAATTAATGTCAAAAATGGCGAACTGTATTGAAAGTATGGATTTTTATGGTGCAATTAAAGTAATTTCAATTGGTCTTTTTCTGGATAAACACAAATTATACAAGAAAAAAATCAAATGTTGTTGTAGAGCTTGGAAAGGTCTTGACAAAAGATATCAAGATAGCTGGCTTTTATTCGTTTGGGATGTGTTAATGGCTATATCACTAACAAAGAATATGAACGAAATTGTTGGAAGTTGGAGAGCAATGTATATTGCAAACTGTAGTATATGTCAAATAAAAACACTAATGACCTATATTATATCGTGTATTGGATTATTATCTCATAAAATAAATTTGAATACGAAATGCGTACAAAATGAGATAACAATTAATAAGGGTTGTGCTTCAATCGACCTAATGTATAGAGATGTAATACGCAACTTAAAGAAAAACAATCGTTAAACATTCAAATCACTAAATAGTTTTTCTAAACTATCACCATAATCTCTTTTCTTATCTGCAACAACTTCGTCAGCCCTTTTAGATGCTTGAATATTTGCCTCATCTTCACTCATTCCATTCTCCATATTCTCATAAAATTCCTGATTATAAACCGCGGACCATAATGATTCTTCTTCCTCTTTTTCTAATAATATATTATTTGATTCATCTTCAAATCTTTTACGTGTTTTCTCTATTGCATTATGGGAACATATTCGTATGATTTTTTTTTGAAAGGCCTTGATATTCAATCTTAATTCTTCATGTGCATCTATCTCTCGTTCAACCATTGTCGGATCTAATCCCAGGTGAGGGACGGCGGTACCATCGATAGTTACAAGACCTCCAATACCAAACCGATAATTATTACTATTTTCTCTATCATATGCTCTCACAACCCTATTATTTCCAACAATACTGATAATGTCACTACCATGTTCAAACAAATAATAGTTATATACAACAGGAAGGTCAAGTACTATATACCTTTCAATTCCAGTATGATTATGTAGTATTGGATTACTCAGAACAAACATATTGAATAATTTTAGAATTTCATTACTTGGTTGCTTCTTAAAAAATCTTATGAATTTTTTTATGTCCTCCTCCGTTTCAAGTTTTGTTTCATTCACATCCTCCTGACCTGGTATGGCTTCTGGGAGAGTAGTAAAATGAATATCTCTTCTTAGAGGAGTATTTGGAATAACACGTCCTCCAATATAAAAACTTGCAGAAGGATATACACCTCGTAATCTACGTAAAGTATGAATCATCCACTTTTCAAGTTCATCCAGTTTTGATTCAACTGATTTACAATAAAATCTAGGATGCTTTTTATCAAATATATCTAAGTATTCATATAAGGAATTTTCTGAATTACTTGATAAATATGGTTCCAATTCTTTTAACTTTTCAGGAGTTAGATCTTCTGGTTTCATGCCGCCTAAAAATTTTTGAATCTCTCCATCTTTAAAATCTGTACCTTCAACATTAGCGCCATATTCCCCACTAATATTTGCAGGAAGCTTTACTTTATACATAGCGCCCACTTCGGCAACCATACCTTTATCCACCGCCTTTTGAGCGTAATAATCTTGAAATACTTTCAATGTATTTCTCATCTTCCTGCGTTCAGATAGCGAATCGCGGTTTAGCGAAACAAGCAAGCCATCCGAAGCCTCATGTATTAAAATTCCTAATTCTAATGCAGTATGTCCACTAGATGTATTCCATGGCGTCCACTGCCAAGGTGTAGCTTTCAAATCTGGATTTGCTCCATTTTTCAATAATAATTCTACAATCTTTTTATTACCTTTGACTGTAGCCCAATGTAATGCTGTCATATTTGTCACATTTTGAATATGATTAACATTTGCTCCCTTTTTTATTAATAGAAGCACCATCTCATAATGACCACTGTTTACAGCTTGTATTAATGGCGTACCTTTTTGAGGTACTTCTAATTCAATGTCTGCACCATATTTTAATAATAATATTACAGTATTACGCCAGTCATTCTTTGCCGCAATAATCAGCGGAGTATTATCATAATCGTTAATATAATTCGGATTTGCACCTTTATTTAATAAGTCTTTGATATCATAATATAAAGACTCTCCGCTAATTCCAAGTCTTCGCATTCGTGTATTTGCAATTCCAACTAACTCTTCATCTTCTGATCCTTCTAATTCTATATCAGTAGGAGAATCCAATCTTTGTGCTTCTCTAAAATATATACTTTGATAGTGATACAAACGATCCATCAGCTCTCTACCCAATCTTGCTTGTTCTCTTTTTTCTTTTTTTGATTTAAGTTTCCTAATTAAATCAAGTGCAACTTTCATATCTCGGTTGCGTAGATCACGAGTTGCTCTTCTTATAGAATGTGAACTATTATCAAGTGGATCAGAATAAAAATCACTTTGGGTATCAGAAAAATTATCATCACCAATTTCTTCAAAATTATCTGTATTCATACCACCAACAAATTCAGTTGAAATAGTTCCTTGTTGACTTTGATATTCTGTAACAATTTCGAGTATATTTACTGCATTATCATACTTTTCTTTTATAGAATCTTCCTCAATTATCATAGCGGTGTATTGATTACGGAGTCTTTCCTCTTCCTCGTCTTCATCCGTTAATTCCCCTCGAGAATGTGTCAGATTCATTCTATTTGCCATTATTTCAATCATAGCTGATCGAGCTGCAGTTGCCGCTTTTAAATTTTCATCTAATACTCTTTTTGTTTCTAAAGCAATCTGTTGAGCATTTAGACCAGATGAATTAATAATCGAAATATCTGCTTTAGAAGATTTAATTAATACTCTAACTGATTCGATATTAGAATTATCAATAGCCCAATGTAGTGGTGTTTGACCATCATTATCGATAGCGTTAATATTTACACCACCTATAAGTCCAAGATCTGACAATAGAAATTCTATATTTTCATATTTGTTATACATAGCTGCCTTATGTAAAGGCGTTACTCCATTATTATTTTTTAAATCTAAACTATCATATTTTGGTGTAAGCAATCTAAGTAGTTCTATATTTCTAGTAGCAGCAATATGTAAGGGGGTATCTCCATCAATATCTTTACAATGTACATTAACCCCTTTATCTAATAAAATTTTAACAATAGACGGAATATTATTTAATATAGCGATAAGAAGTGGTGTCTCTTTATACCTTTCGGCTTCTTTATTAATATCGGCATTGTTATCAACTAACATCTGAAAAATATTTGGATTTCCAATCATTGCTGCGAAATGAAGAGGAGCATATCCATCTTTTGTACTATAATTAACATCTAAACCATTATCTATACATTTTTGGACAAAATCTGAAAACTCTGCATTAACAGATGCGTGTAATAAGGTAAAACCATCATTATTAGTACGATTATCAATTATAGCTCCTTTGGAATGTAAAAAATCCGCAGCATCATAATATTTATATATTAATGCTGCTTGTAAAGGCGTGTCACCTTCATCATCTTGAGCATTAATATCTACACCATTGTCTAACAAAATGGATATAACCGGGATACTATTTTGACTAGTCGCAAGTATAATAGGTGTAAAACCGTCTCCATTTTTAGAATTTATAACTTGTTCTAAACTTATTGGTGGTTCTGTATTTTTGAGAAAACCAGAGTCAAAAAAACGATTTATTAGAAGATTAATTATATTTATATGTCCTTTGTATGCCGCTAAATGTATTGGTGTATTATTATCATTGTCTGATGTAAATTGAGCGTTATTATTTATTAACAATGTAACAATATCAAGACGTTCATTCGACAGACCACATACAAGATGTAAAGGGGTTAATCCTTCTTCATAAATATGATTTACATCTGCGTTATTATCTATAAGATGTTGTAAGAGATTGATAGGTTTATTGTTTGCAATCGCTAAAGAAAGTTCTCTATTATAATCGGCTTGTTCTAATATACATATTCTTCTATCTTTACAATGAGGACATCCCCTATCTGAATTACCTTCCTTACACCATCTGACAATACAAGATTTATGATATTTTTGGTTACATTCTACACATTGTTTGATATTGTCTGTAGGAACTTCTAAAAAACTCTCCCTACAAATTAAACAAATAGTATTATCTTGTTTTGCCTCTTCATCATATATTGGATTACTCATAATTAGAGTTTATAATAAAATTTTTATGTATAAGACGATGATATTAATTATTGAATAATGAAACTATCTACAATAAAAAAATGGATGCTATGTTTTTTTTGTTGTATGAACAAAATGCCAAAAAAAATAATAATAGTTTTCCCAGGTTTTGGTATATTACCAAAGGAATATGATGAAATTTTACCTAAAAATATACATAAAGTCCACTTAGATATTTGGACAGATGATGAACTAAAAAATATAGTAAGTCTGATTGAAGATAATAAGCTAGGTCCACCAGGAACATCCAGTTATAACGAATGGTTTGATAGTATCGTAAGTGATTGTAAGGAAAAAATATTGTCAGAAATGAGAAGATATGGATATAAACTTCCAAGAATCATATATTTTTCACATTCTCTTGGTTCAGAGGTAGCAGAAAAATTATCAGACTATGCAGATGGTATAATAACTTATGGTGGTATTGTGAAGAGAAGTCATATTAAAACAAAAAATCTACTTGGAACAGAAGATAAGCTTGCAAGTAGATATTATAAATCATGGCCAAAAGATGCGCGTCCGATAATAGATCTGAATCATTTTAGTTGTGTATCAGAAGTAAGTAAGAATCGTTCTCTAACTTGGAGAAAAAAACTAGGTATTCCAGCTATAACAGAGAAACAACATACTGATGATAAGAGATATATAATACGCCGAGAAATCGAGTGGTTTGTAGCTGAGTTTTTATAAGGCTATAATTTAAAGTAAATATTTGAAAAAAATGTTATAATATTTTGATAATGGATACTAAAAAAAAGTTTGAGAAAATATTATTAGAAAGAGAAAATACACTACATATTGATGTAATGGAATTAATGAACTTAAGAAAATCTGGATTAATAGAGGATAAATTTTTAATAGATATGATAGAAATGAGAGTGAAAGATAAGAACATATTAGACATAAATGTGGGGAAAAAATTTACAATATATACCTTAGAAAGGTCCATTTTTTTTATAAGAGATATGGCAAAAATGTTTTATAGTTTAGACGATTTGAATATAGAATCATGTAAATTAAGAAATATACCAAGTTGTTTTAAAACAATGTTCAAATTTGTAAAACCCTTACTTTGTAAACACGCACTTGATGTTTTAGAAATCGAACAAATTAAGAAGTAGTTGGAGTAGTCGTAGTGTTTTGGTTGAAATCATTATATATATGATTTATCACTTCTTTTACTACTTCTTCTCTTTGAATATCCTTCTTTTCAAGAGTGATAAGTTTTATACGTTTCAAAATATCGGAGGCACTATTGATACGTTTTACTAAATCTGCAAGCCCATTTGATTTAACCTTTCTATCGCATTGAGAAGGATCACCAATAATTATCAATTTTGAGTTCTTTCCAATTCTTGTCATTAACATCACCATTTGTTCAATAGATGCATTTTGCATTTCATCTGCAATTATAAACTTATCCTCAAATGTTCTACCTCGCATATAAGCAAGAGGTACAATTTGTATCAATTCATTTTTGATCATATTTTCAACATAAGGTCTTGACAATATTTTCTCGAAGTTATCAAAAAGTGGTTGAGTAAATGGCTTCATTTTATCATCTAAATCTCCCGGTAAAAAACCTATATCTTCATCGGCACATACTGCTGGTCTTGTTATAATAATGCGATTGATTTCTTGACTCAATAAACAACGAATCCCCTCCTGACATGAAATTAATGTTTTTCCTGTACCAGCGGACCCCTGGCAAACAACGATGTGAGTATTAGAGGAACGAATCGAATCAAGAAAGATTCCTTGATTTTTTGTTTTAGGCGTACAATATCGTGGATTGGGAATATGATATTGATATTGTTCAGATTCATCCGAATCGGATGAAATACTCAACAGTCTGCGTCTTCTCAGATTCTTTTCTTTCCCTTTTTTTCTTCCCATGACTGAGTTCAATTTTATAAATTGAACTCTTAAATGTAAATTTACAGGGTATAAATTTGGAATAAAAATGATATAACATTTTAGTATGAAAACAAAAGATACTATTACTATGTTTACCAATCTCAAGACAAGTGAAAATGGTCGTATTCTGGAATTTGATATTAATGGTTTAGAAACGTCTATTGTAAATGGTTTAAGACGCACAGTTTTAAATGATATTCTGAACATTGGTTTCGGTTATGAGCCTGAAAAAACAATTAAAATTAACAAGAACACAACAGGTTTACACGATGAATTCTTAGCACATAGGATTTCACTATTGCCAGTAATGCTAAAAGAATGGATTGAGACTCCAGCAAAATGTGAGCTTGATGATTATGTATTTCGTCTTATTGTAGATCAAAAATCTCAAGAATCAAAAAACGGACATGTAACCACAGACGATTTCAGGTTATTCAGAATTGTAGAAGGAAAAGAAGAAGAGATTGTACAAAATTGTTTTCCACATGAATTTATATATAAAAGTTCAATTCTAATCACACGCTTCCCACATCGTGATTCAGTTGATCAACAGTTAGATATTGAATGTAAATTAACTAAAGGAACTCATGCCAAACATGCTTGCTTTTCGCCTACTGTGATTTGTGTATCTTATGAAAATGAAGATTCTTCCAAATCTGAGAATGTTAATTCGTTTATGGTTGAATCAATGGGGATTTGGCAGCCTAGTATGCTTATTAAAAAGGGATTTGAAAACTTATTATGGAAATGTAACCATATTATTGGTGTTCTTCAAGGTGGTGAAGGTAACAAATATGATGGAAATTATATGGCAATTGATTATGTCTTAACAAATCAAAGTCATACAATGGGTAATATGATACAAGAATGGGTCTATAATCATGAATTCGGAAATAGTACAGATGGAAATGAATTATCTCATATTAGTTATCACGAACCTCATCCATTGGAAAATTCGATAATTATTCGTATGGTCTTAAAAGAAGATATTACTGATTTTCAGGAGTATAAAGAAAAAGCAACCAGAATCTTGATAAATTATGTACATTCCTTAAAAGAACATATTGATATGTGTAGTCAAACTTGGAATAATTTGAAACATCCACAAAAAATTACTTTGTTGGAATAATTATGTATGTTCTACTTTACTTTCTGTTAATCACTCTTTTTGTACTTCTAATTTATAAAATATCATTAGATAAAACTAAACCTATTCAAACAAAGTTAGGAGAAAGTGTTAACAAAAATGTGTCAAACAGTAGTATTTTTTTGAATTTAACAAAGAATTGGAAATCAAATTTTAGCAATATGACATATAATGGTATAACAATAGACAGCTATAACGATAAATATAATGCAAATAAGTTAGTAGAGAGTTTTAATATAAGAGTACCAAAAATATATTTCGTAGGAAAATATAATGATTTGCCAACTGGATTATTAGACGATTATGCAAATTATGTCATAAAACCTAGAAGTGGACATAGTTCTAAAAATGTGTTTTTAGTCTCAAACGGAATTGATAGCTTTACTAGTAAAGCTGTAACACAAGAAACGTTACATAATTCTTTTGGATTATGGAATGATGAAATAATCGTGGAGGAACTACTAAAAGATGGAAATAGTACTATACTAGACGATTACAAGTGTTATGTTTTTGATGGTGATGTTAAATTTATATTACATAAGTCATATAAAAATGGCAAATATACAAGAAATTGGTATAATCGGAAATGGGAATCTATTAAACCTCTTAAAACAGTTGATAATCCCGGAGTAATACAAAAAAAACCACCCTTTTTTAACAAAATGATAAATGATATAGAGACTATTGGAAAGAATGTATTTAAGAAATGTTTTCTAAGAATCGATTTTTATATTACTCATCAAGGTCCCGTATTTGGTGAAATAACGCCAAATCCTGCAAATGGATATGGTTATACCGATTATGGGCTGAAGATATTAGATAGATTATGTATCGAATATGGCTTAGCATAAATTAGTTATATTTATCCACTAATGCGGCAATATGCGTAGGTAAATGATTATTAATATACGCGAGATTAAAAGTATTTTTGGTTACATGTTTCGTAGATGTTAATCCTAATTCATTTTGGTATGGTATCACAAACAAAGGATCTTCATCTTCGTACAATGGGCTATATCTATCACAATTTGTCATTTGAAGGATATTATAGCATGAAACTACTGGATCGCGTGTATCGTTAAACACATAAACATCAAGATTCGGCAAAGCATCAATTAAATCCGCAATTCTATTTGAATAGACCTTTAATAATGCATAAACGTATACTTTGAATTGGATATTCGGATATTTTCCAGCATAAAGAATTCCCTTTATTAGCGCTTTTGCTGCACCAGATGAGTAGCCACAAAACATACATTCGGTTTCATTCTGTATATATTGAGTTAATATAGTATCTTCTGTAGCATCTACACAGTCATCTGTAGAATCATGCGTTATAAAAGGAATAAAAGATCTTATAACAAAAACATCTTTTATAACATCTCCATTTGCATCAGTTAGACCAGATAATCCAGGATACTTTGTTAAATCGGTTGTATATCCAGAAAATACTGTCCTAAGTTCTGAAGTCAAAGAATCAGAACTACTAACACCTGGAAAACTCACAATTAAATGATTATAATGAACCGCTCTCACAACTGTTATCTCTGAGTGATAGTGACCACTTTTACACGTTTTTTTTAAATATGGTCCAAAATAGAGCAAAGTATCGACATATCTGGAGTTTTTGACTATATTCTTATCTTCTTGAGCTAGACGCGTAATCTGTATTCCTAGTAGGTATAAATTATTATTAACAACACTCACCGTTTTATTAGGAAACAAATCATAAATATTATTCGTATTAATTAGCTTGCGAAGATTGTAAATATTGTGTAATATATCAAAATCTAAATTGGTTTTCGACAAATATGCAAGTGAAATAAGGTATTGAACGTGGAATAATATTGATCCTGAAGAATTAAAAAAGCTATATAACCACGGAATACCGCTAAATTGCCTAATAACAATTTTGTTATTTGATGTACTCATTAAATAACAAAACATAAAAAGTGTGTCATATAAACATACTTAATAAGTTGATCATATTATATTTCTATCATGTCTCTGTTCAAAAAAGAGAAGGTTGTTGAAAATGATTTCAAACAAAAATATACTTTAGAAGAAAGGCTGGTAGAATCAAATAGAATTTTGACTAAATATGTTGATCGAATTCCGGTTATTCTAACTAAATTGGCTGGCTCAGACATTCCAGAAATTGAAAAACGCAGATACTTGATACCTAGTCAGTATAATGTTGCCCAATTGATTCATATTATTAGGACAAGATTGAATATATCAGAAGA